GATAGGCTAGAGTCTTCCCGACATCGAGGTAGGCGCCTGCGTACTCATTGTCGGGCATGGAGCCATTGGTGACAAGCTCACGGGCCTGGGCACGTGCATCACTAGCCCTGTCTGCAGGGACGTATAGGTCATTTGTGACGCGGAGGCTCACAGCCGAGCTGACGTTCCGCTGCATGACCCTGAGTTTAGCCAGTATGCGAGTAAGTGGGTCATCTTTGCAGGCATCCCTCTCGTCGTCAGTCATGCTGTCTAGCGCCCTGGTGCCAATGTCGCTCATAGTTAGCATGACTCGTGCGGCACATTTCAACTTGTCCAGTGAATGGCTGCGCTCCTCATCCGTGTGGCCTGTCACCTTAACCCCGAAGTCTCCCACCATCTCTGCTTTGCCCCTGGGGTTCGGCTTGCCCATTTTCTTGGCTCGGTCTATGTACGAATAGATGGGATTGACATCGTACCCAGGGACTATCTTAGCAAGCCTACCAAAGTCCTGAGTGACTGACTCGGGGCATTTGGAGAAAGTGCGAAGCATATCCCGCAGGTTGCTCTCAACACTGAATCCAAGTGCACCATACTCTTCCTCTAGCTCGCGCACCTGGTCTGCGACCGCGTTCTCCATGATCTTCCCACCTAGCCTGGCCGTGTACACGCTGAACAGCTCGTTCAGATACCTGCCCATGTAGTCCTGAGACCCGGCACTGATCGCATCCCTGCAGATGTCCATGTACATGTCCCATAGCTCTCTGATGCACTCAGTGACCACTGGGTAACTGACTGTGGTTTGCTCGATTTCTGGGCCCATATGGATATTCCCCGATGCCAACACAGCCTTGACCTCTCTTGCCAGGTTCTGCGCAGCTTCTATCACATCGTAGTTGTCAGATAGATCGTGCTTGCGCGCCTGCTTAATCTTGGTGGTTGGCTCATACTCCATCTTAACAGTGGCCGCATAGATGTGCCACATAGAGTGTGAGACAGCAGCATACTTCAATGACTTGACATCCTCGCGAGTGAGAAGGTGGTATTCAGAATCCACACGCACCAAGACGATAGTGGGAGTGCCCAATGCCCGCACTCTGCTGTTCCCAGCAGGCCTGCTGATGACCTTATCTGTGCCTGCATCAAACATCCGGCGCATGTCATCTTCGTACTCATCCTCTTCCCCAGCATAGTACCTACCATCACGCAAAGCCTGTAGGGTCTCCTCGATCTCATCGATCCTGTCCTGTGCGATGGCCTTAGCACGCTTCATGACCTGACCCCTGGGGTAAGCCTTGTTCATGGTCGCCTCGAGGAAATTGGCGAGGCCTGCAAGGGTTAGGTACCTGGTCGACCTTTCTGCCACTTCCCAATCAGCAGCCATCGCCCTATTGACTGCATGACCGATGTCATTGGCGTTAGTGGAGGTGCCTATGCTGTATGCCATACTCACCGCATTGAAGTCTTTGAACCCGCACATATTCTC